AGTGCTGGTGCGGAAATAAAATCCGCGCGGTCGATGGCCTTATGGAGAAGGAGTTTGCTGGGGATCTTTCCGACTTCTCCTCCAGGGACGTTATTGCCGAGAAGTCGCTGAAACTGCTCTATTTCCGCAAAGCGCATTTCCTCTCCGCCGGGACCATCCGGAAGTGGTACGAGGCGCGGCGTATCCAGGATATTTGCTCGCTGCTGCGTGTAGGCCACGAGGGCAAGCCCGATATCGAGATTGGAAAGGCTGTCGAGACGAAGGATGCCTGGATCGTCCGACTTGAAGGTGGCCACGAACCGGTAAATCCCGTCTTTGCCAGGATCGATACCGGGGTTGTAGGACTCTTCGACGACTAGCTCCCCAGCCCCCTGGATTTCTCCGAAAAATCAGTGGCAATGTAGGAATCCCCGTCTATACTGGGAGTAGTCCAGGGATTTGGCATACTATTTTGCCGGTATGCGATCAACAATAGCACGCTGTGAAAGGATTCCTACATGGCAGAGTACCTAGTTGTAGTTCAATGGTCGGTGAAAGAGACCTTTGACACTCTCGATGATGCCGTGGCCTACTTGAAAGAGTGTGGGTGCGGCGATGCTGGCGTCTACAAACAGGTCGGCAAGGTCGTCTCCGTCGAGGTCGAAGTAGAGGTTACGGAGGGAAACGACCAGGAGCCGTCGAAAAAGCCTTCCAAGAGCTCGAAGAAAAAATCAGAAGAGGCGAAGGAGGAGGCGCCTTCCTCTGGTAAGAAGCGCCGCCGCAAGAAGAAGGCTGATGTCGAAGATCTGCCCGAAACTCCCCCCAGACGCTACGAAGACTTCGAAGACGACGAATCCACGCCAGATGACGCCGAGACCGAAGAGGAGGAAGAGGAAGAAGCACCTCCCAAGAAGCGGCGGCGTGGACGCCCCCGGAAAAAGGCCAAGGAAAAGGAAGAGGAGGAATCCGAAGAGGAAGAAGAGCCTCCCAAAAAGAAGAAGCGCGGTCGTCCTCGCAAGAAGAAGGAGCCTGAAGAAGACGAGGACGAGGAGGAGGAAGCTCCCCCGAAGCGCAAACGCCGTAAGCGCCGCGCCAAACCCGAGCCTGAAGACGACGATGACGATGATGACGAAGAGGAAGAGGAGGAAGCCCCTGCTCCCAAGCGTCGCCGTCGCCGCAGGCGCCCCTTGGCTGATTGAGCCATCCTTTCCCTTTCTGACGATACCAAAACCGGGCGTGCTGGTGATCTCGGATTTGCCAGCACGCCTCCTGCCTTTGTAGGATAGGTATGGGGATCTTTCGGACCCTAGACGGCGACCAGATCTGGACAGTTGAGCACGGCGACTGCCGTGATGTTATGAGGCGGATGCCGGAAGAGTCTATCCAGTGTGTCGTGACCAGTCCTCCCTATTTTGGCCTTAGATCCTACGAAGGACTGCCGCCGACTGCGTGGGCCGACGGTTGGGAGGGCTGTCTTGGCGACGAGCCAGATCCGCGCCTCTATGTTGCTCATATGGTCGAAGTGTTTGACGGGATCAAACGTATTCTGAAACCAGATGGTGTAGTTTGGCTCAACCTAGGTGATTCATTCGTTGGTGCGAGGTGGAGCAACCACAAGAACACGGGCGGAACGCGGCGCGAGCGCGGCGGAAAACAGCGCCATTCCCACTATGTGGGGTGCAAATCTAAAGATCTCATGCTCATGCCGCACCGGACGACCATCGCTCTTCAGGAAGCAGGTTGGTGGGTGCGGATGGATGTCTGCTGGGAAAAACCGAACTGTATGCCCGACAGCTGCAAAGACCGACCGACTAAATCGCATGAGTACGTGTTCCTATTGGCCAAAAGCGCCAAGTATTACTACGACCACGAGGCTGTTAAGGAGCCATCGACCTGGAAGCGGCGCAACAACCCCAACTGGGCGAGAGCGCGAGCGGAGACAAACGAAAAGAAGGGTTGCGGAAACCGCAACGCCAAGAGTGGTGGGTTCACCGCCTGGCAACCGGAGCGCGGCCGTAACAGGCGCTCCGTCTGGACGGTCGCAACAAAAGGCTTCAAGGGTGAGGGGGCGGCCCATTTTGCCGTGATGCCGGAAGCATTGGCCGAGATTTGTGTTTTGGCGGGATCCCGTCCAGGGGATTCGGTGTTTGATCCTTTCTGCGGAGCAGGGACCACTGGCCTTGTTGCCGCGACGCACGGTCGCAAGTTTATCGGAGCGGAAGCTAGTCCTAAATATGTCGAGATGGCTGCTAATCGAATATCTAGGGCTATTCACAGGATTCCCCGTTTGACTGCTGGAGGCATTGATGTGACTATCGCCAACGAGCTGAATAACCCACGTTTTCTGCGACATGGAATTGTAGACGTGGACAGAATGCCCCTCCAGCGCGTCAAAAAGATCAAGACCTGTCTGTACAATGAAGACTGCTGCGACGGCATGCAGCGGCTCCCGGACGCCTGTGCGGCCCTGGTGGTGGCTGATCCGCCGTACGGTATCGGCAATCCCAAGTCGATGTATAACCGCAAGGACGACAAAGTCTGGGGCGGCTACGAGGAGGCCCCAACAGATCCGGATGGTTATCTGGCGTTTACCAGGAAGTGGCTTGCCGAAGCCGTTAGAGTCCTACGCCCCGGCGGCTCTATGTACATTTTCTCTGGGTGGACGTTCGAGCACCTGGTGAAACTGGCGCTGGCGAGCCACAAAGATCTCTACGAGGTCAACCACATTATCTGGAAGTACCAGTTCGGGGTGAACACCAAGAGAAAGTTCGTCTCCTCTCACTACCACGTCTTCTTCTGGGCAAAGGACGGCGCCAGGCGTACTTTCAATCTGGAGTGCCGATTCGAGGGATCGGAGCGGACCAAAGAAGGTAGGTCGTTGCTATATAAGGATTTAGAAGACGTTTGGGTCATCAACAGGACTTACAAACCTGGCCAAAACAAGAACCAGAATGAGCTGCCGGAGGCCATTATCGAAAAGATTCTGGCCTATTCGTCCGATCCAGGTAACCTAGTCTTGGATCCGTTTCTTGGTGGGTTCACGACGGCTAGAGTGGCTAGACGGATGGGCCGCAGATTCGTAGGTTTCGAGATCAATCCGGAAGGTTTCGACGAGAAAGCTGCCGAAGTCCTGGCAATCTAGTTGGAAAAGGATCCCCACATTTTGTTATTCTAATAGGGTGTGTAGCTGCGCTCCTCTAACATCGCAACCGCCGGAGGAGTTCTCGATGGGCTTGTCCAATGGTTTTATTCCTGGCGCCGCTGGCGGTGCTGGTGGTGGTCCTCCAGCAGTTCACGGCACAACGCATCAGCCTGGGAGCACCGATCCGCTAGGCCCGATGGCTGGCCAGTCTTTTTACGCCGCGACTGCTCCGACATCTGTTGTGGATGGTTCCGTGTGGATGCCGTCTGGTGTATCCGACCCTCTCCGCGGGGAATGGCTCGTCTACCATACCTGGCGAAATTCAGGCTCTGGTCGATGGGTTGGCCCTCCGAGGACGATTGTGTTCGGGGCCGATTCCACGGACGGAACATATCTTGAGATTGTGGGATTTGGGCCGTCTGCGGACATAGCTTTCCTGTGCCGCACAGATATGGTGATTACGGGTGTGTCTGCTACCAGATCTAACGATGGTCCGGCTTCCAAGGGCATAGACATCGTGGTGGACAAAAACATAGTCTCGCCCGTCTATCAGTTCACTGCCTCCAAGGGCACGACTTTCAAGAGTACTCCCCTGGATATTGCGGTCAGCGCCAACTCTATTATCGGTGTTAGATCAGTCGCTGCAGGGGATCCGTGCCGCATAAGCGTCCAGGTAATCGTCGCCGTTCGCAGCGGCTAGGAGTGCGGGCTGATGGCCGATGATTTCATTGTCAACAACCCCGGCGTATCCTCTGTTTTTCTTACAAACCTGGGCGTAGAGATCCCGGCTTCCGAAGACTTTGATTTGTTGAGGACTCATGATCTTGAGCTCCTGCAGTCGGACTCTGAGCTTGCAGGGCATCTCTCTGCCGGGACGTTGGTGCGTAAAATCGGCGGTGTGTCTCTGTCTCCAGGTGATTCTCTTGCCGATGCTGGCCCCGTAGAGGCGGAGCAGCAGGCGTGGAAACGGGCCGTGATTACGATAACAGCCCCTGGCCAGACTGCTTTGAACATGCCCACGTCTACAATAGATCCCGATAGCATTCGTTTGGAAGTCAACGGTGTGGTGGCTACAGAGACCACCGACTACACGTACGCCACTGGTGTTATAACGTGGCTCGATACTGAGTACACACTGGACGCAAACGACAAGGTGGTAGTCATTTACCTAGAAGGTGTCTAGTGGACACGACCGAGAACCACATCCCGGCCATGCATCAGGTGGTGTTCCAGTTTGACCGGATCAAACTCACAGATGCTGCCGACGATGAGGGATGGCAGAAGGTTCTGCGTAAGGGGATGGACGGCTGGGATTTGGTGTCCGTCAGCGATAGTTTTGCATACATGCGAGCGGCTTTGATTGACGTGGGCTCTTTGATGGAGGTAACATCTACCTGCGGATCTTGTCCAGCGTACAAGAGGGTGAACGATAAGATGGGCAAGTGCTCGCAACATGGACGGTATGTAGGACCGAAGCACATGGCGTGCAATGACCATCCGGATGTGAAGGCGGAGAGCGATGAGTGACGCATCGAAAATAGACCAGCAGTTCGTTATTGGCGCGAACGGACCTCCTGACGTCAAGAGTGTTGCGGCTGCTGTGGACAAAGACGTCGCTATCGTCAAAGCCATTATTCTTGGCGACGGCGCGGCTCCTAGCCAGCAGATCAAGCCGGATTCCACCAACAACACCATTGATATAGTCTCGGACAGCCAAATCATTATCCCTCCGGTGGATTTGGACTACCTGGCGGCGTGTCTGGATGCCAGCTCCAGGTTGTCCAGATGCATCCGTACCTACGCTAGAAACACGTTTGGATTCGGCTGGGAGATTGTCCCTAAAGACCCTATCAATGAGGACACACCGCCGGAAGTCTTGGCGAAAATAGGAGAGCAGACCAAAGCTTTGCGGCGTGTCTTCAACCGCCCTAATACAAAGATGTCGTTCACCAAGATCGGTGAGCTGGTATGCATCGACGAAGAGGCTGTCGGCAACGGCTATATCGAGATCGTCAGAAATGCTGCCGGTGCCATCTCGTCTCTCTATCACGTGCCTGGCAGAACCATAAGGATTCTGAAGGGCGGTGTGGGTTACGTACAGATCAGGGAAGGCAAGATCAAGTATTTCCGTAATTTTGGCGATACGCTGCCTATGGACTCTGACACTGGTGAGCGAAGGACGTCCGTGGCTAAAAATAAGAGAGCGTCCGAGCTTCTACCGTTCAAAATCGACTCCGTCAGGTCTTCTTGGTATGGCGTCCCGCGCTGGTATCCGACTATCCCAGAGATTGCCGGTAACAAGTACGCTGCTATGCGGAACGTGTCGTTCTTTGAGAACGACGCATGTCCTCGTCTACTCATCACGGTCGTTGGCGGCAAGCTTCTACCTGACTCTGTGGCCGTGATGCGGCAGTTTTTTGAGCTCCGCGGTAAGGGCGCGGCAAACGCACACAGGGTATGCGTCCTTCAAGCTGAGCCGAGACGGCCCGGAGCTGGCCCGGACAGTTCCAAAGTCATGATCAATGTGGAGAAGCTCACGGTAGGCATCGAGGACGAGGCCAGTTTCCAGAAGTACCAGGCTGCCAACGACGAGAGAATTAGAGAGGCGTTTGGGATTGCGAAGATTTTTTTCGCCCCCAGCGGCTCCAATAGAGCAAACGCCATCATAGAGAGACAAATCACCAACGAGCAGGAGTTTGAACCAGCCCGCGTCGATAAAGAGTATTGTATGGACAACTCGATCTGTTTGGACATCCTCAGCGGGGGTTTGCACGCGGAGTCACTGGATTCGGAGGATGTTTTGGTCCAGTTCCGTCTGAAGAGGCCGAGAATGACATATCCGTCCGAACAGGCGGAGATCCATCGTAAGTATGCCGCCGCTGGCGTGCTTACTCCGAACGAGATTCGGCAACAGCTCGGTCATCCTCCGTTTTCAGAAGAGCATATTTTTGCCAACAAGCCGGTATCTATAGCTCTAACAGAGCTGCAGATCAGTCCAGCTATGGCCAGGGCTGGATTGAGGCCGTTGGTTGGCGAGTTCATCGACCAGCCCGGAGAGGAATCGGACGGAGAGCAGCAACCAAACTCTCCTGTCGGCAAGGCCATCAGCCTAACCAAAGAAGAGGTGGCCCAAATGAAAGAGATGAAAGAGTTTCTGGAGAGCCGCCTGGGATGCGATGTCGTCCTGAACTTCGATAGCATACTGGGATCTGGGGATTAAAATACGTTGACCAGCATAGTAGGAAAATTTAGGTGCTGGACACTGATTCCTGAATCTGATATTCTCTCAGGTGATGCTTTTAGGGCCTTTGTTGGCGTGGCACTGATGAGCGATATCCTGCAGCGCAGACAAGATTGTGCAGCTCCCCTGGCCTTCGAAATAGGTTTTTTGGTTGATGCACGGCGGGGGATTGGTTAAATCTTGCTCTACACGCGGTTGGTCTGATAGGACTTGGATATGAGCGCAGTTACTATTCCTTTCGACGCCGATATACAAATTCTCAAATGGGAAGAGTCTTGCACCAAGAGCACTGTGTGCGAGGAACGCAAGAAGGCGAAGAAAGAGAAGAAGGGTGATTGGATAGTTGAAGGGTACGCCGCTACCGATCACATCGATTCCGAAGATGATAGAATCGACGCGGCTGCGCTAGTAGACGGCGCCACCAGCCTAGAGAAGTACACCACTGTCCTGTTCAATCACGACAAAGACCGCCCCATAGGTTCGATTCTAGAAGCTGGCGTTCTTGATATTGACGAGGAAGACAGCGGTCGCCTGTACATCAAGGTACGTATAAGCAAGACCGAACCTAAGTTGTGGGAACAAATCAAGGACGGAACGCTGAACAAGTTTTCTGTCCGAGGTCGTATTCTTCAGGTCGGTGAGGAGTTTTCGGACAAGCTCGGGCGTCCCATCCGGGTGATCAAGAGTCTGGTGCTCTTCGAGTGTTCTCTTGTCTCAGTCCCAGCGAATCTTAACGCGCAGACGCTTCGTTGGTACGTGGCCAAGGCGTTGAATGAGTTTCTGAAGCAGGGCGGCGACCTCCCTGCGGACTCTTCTGGAGGTCAGGAAATGACTATTAAGAAGGACAAGGAAGAGGAAGCCCTCCAGGCTTCTGAAGCAGCTCCTTCGGAGCAGCCTGCCGAAAGCACACCTGAGAAGAGTGTGGAGGCACCTGCTGAAACCGTCAAGGACGAGGCAGAGGCTCCGGCCGCCGATGGAGCTCCTGCTATTGAAGAGGCGGCTCCGGCTGAGGAAGCTGCGGAAGTGGTTGAGGAGGCCCCTGTGGAGGCTCCTGCCGCGGAAGAAGTTCCTGCCGAAGAGCCTCCCAAGACTGAGGAAACGGCCAAGTCCGAGTTTTCTATTCCTTTTGATGATGGATTCAAAGGCAAGATCGGGGAGTCCATCACGCATTTGGAAAAGCTGCTTGTGGGTGCGTCCGAGGAACAGAAGACCGTTTTGGAAGCAGCCAAGTCGATCTTGGGTAGGGCCGTCGGCGGATACACGTTCCCCGATGTTGCCATTCCGGATACCGACCTGGCCCGCCAGATCATCGATTCGCGTCTGGAGATGCTGAAATCCCGCGAGATCAGCGAGGCGCTCATGCTGATATCCTACGCGGAGAAGATGGACACGGATCCGGTTAGACGGCATTTCCTTTCTGGCGTGAAGATGCTTCTCGGGAAGGACGTTGTGGCTAAAAGCTCCGAGGCAGAAGAAGACACGGCTATCCAAGTTGAGGAGGAGCCGCCTGCCGAGGAGAAGCCGGGTATTTCCAATATCGGCAGCGCTATCGAGCAGCTTGCCGATCACGTCAAAACTTTGACAGAGCGCCTCGAAGCCATCGAGACGGCCAAGTCTCGAAGTGACGTCGAGGTCGAAGAAGATAATCCTGCAGAAGAGCCGCAGACCGAGGAATCGGCTGAGACTGCGAAGCAGGAGACCGACACCGAGATCGACGCGGTCAAGGAGTTGGGCGACAGGCTCGACCAGATTTCGAAGGTGCTCGAATCCATGGGTTCGAGGATCGAGAAGGTCGAGAAAACGGAAGGTGTGTCTCAGTCTATTCGCGGTCAGGACGATTGCGTGCAGAAGGAGACGGGTTCAGTAGGTACTTGGAGTGGGATTTTCGCACCTGGCATCGCTGAGGCGATGGGTGTGCGGGTTCCCACGGAGTAGCTTGGGCGAAAGAGCAGAGTCCATGGGAGGAAATCATGGATAATCGTGAGCTTCTTCAGAAGATGCTGACGACCAATAGCTTCTTTACAGCCGGGCTCTTGAAGCCCGAGCAGCAAGATCAGTTCATCACGTATGTCCGCGGTGAGGCTACCTTGCTTCGTGCCGTGCGGTTCATCCGCATGAGCAGGTTCTCGATGGAAATCGACAAGATGCACATTGGTGAGCCGATCACCGAGAGTGCTGCCGAGGCTACGGGCAGCACCTATGATGCGGATGCGGCATTCACCCGTGTGACGCTCACCGCGCAGAAGATCAGGGCGCGCCTGCCTTATTCGGTCGAGACGCTGATCGGCAACATCGAGGGCCCGCGGTTCGAGAACACGATCATCCAGAGGATGTCGGAGCGCATCGGCGTCGATATGGAGCACCTCGCGCTGAACGGCGACACGGCCTATACGCCGACGAATACGCCGGAAGGGCGCCTGCTCACGAGGCAGGATGGCTGGGCAAAGATCTGCGAAGGCGCCCACATTGTGGACGCTGGCGGCGACACGATTCGCAAGGAGATCTTTGCTGAGGCGAAGGCTAGGATGCCGAAGGATTTCCGTCGTGATCCTGGTCTCCGTTTCCTCTGCAGCCAGAACATTGCCGACAACTGGCTCACCACGCTGTCGGATCGCGGCGGTGAGATCGGGGTCGGCGCGCTCAGAGGGACCACGGTCAAGCCCTACGGCGTGCCGCTCCTCGAAGTTCCGCTCATTCCGGACGATCAGTCCGTCACTGTTGGTACCGTGGCGGCGTCGCCTGGCCAGGTGCTCGGTAACCGTCAAGGGCCCTTCGTCATCCGTAGCGGGATCAACGACACGCTGGTCCTGAACTTCAACGGTGCGGCCGGTGGCCCGATCACCGTCACGTTCCCGCAAGGGACGTATGACACGGTCGCCATGGTGCAGATGATCAACGCCGCGATTACCGCGTCTGGCGCTCCGCCCGGTGGTATCGCTGGCCTTGGCCGCTGCACCACGCTCGCGGATGGCAAGCTGCTCCTCGAAACCAACACGCTCGGTGTTGGCGGCAACGTGCTCGTTGGCGCTGACGGGCCGCCTCCCGGCACGGGCCCCTCGAATGTCAACGACACGCTCGGCTTCGTGGCCGGGACGTACGCTGGCACGGCGGCTGGTGGCGGAGGCACGGTGAACGAGGGCAGCTACATGCTGCTCACGAACCCGAAGAACCTGATCTTCGGGATCCTCACCGTTCCTCGCGTCGGGTCTCCGCAGGCAGTTGCCGGTGCCGAGGGCACTCGGATGTACAGCAAGTACGACGAAGAGGTCGACAGCGTGATCGTCACGACCTACAACTTCATCGCCATGGCTGTGGAAAACCTTGAGGCTGTTGTCAAGGTGAAGAACATCCGGCGCAAGCGGCTCTACTAGATCGCAGCGTGCTAGGGGCAAGGGGCGGTTCGGTATGGTCGCCCCTGCTCTGTATAGGCATAGTGAGGTCTAGATAGACAAACGGAGGACTTATGCGGTTCAAATCCAAGACTGCCCCTTCGGTTTCGGTGAAGGGGCCCAGCGGCAGGATTTACTGCTTCAGTGGGACCGAAGCTACCGTCGTAGTCGATGGTAGAGATATCCAGGCTTTTCTGAAGCGTAGCGATCTTGTCAACATGGACAGGTCTTTGGCCGTCCGAGGCCCGGAGAAGACGGCTGAGCACGACGAGCCTGTGGCGGTGGTGACTACTCCAGCAGATGTGGTGGAGAAGAAACCGGAACCTGCGCCGGAGCCCCCGCCAGCTCCGGAGCCGGAGGAGAAGGTCGAGGAGTCTACAGAGGAGGCACCGGCAGATTCCAAGGAGGAGAGTTCCGAGGAAGATGAGAAGTCGGTGATTAGCACACGGAGGAAGCGCAGCAAGCGTGGTAGTAGATAAGCCCTTTACCTATACGTCGGTGCAGCGCGTGCGGCAGCTGGGCGATTTCAGTTCGCTCAGTGACGCCGCCGTTCTGGATAAAATACGCATTGCATGCGACGTGATCAATAGGTTGACGGGGCAGTGGTTCCAGCCTATCGGCATGTCATTTAGGGTTTCTGGACGTGGCGATTCGATGTTGCATTTTCCTGGGCTACCGCCTGTCATACGTATTGAAGGGCTTATGCTGGCTCCGAACGGGACCGCGTCCAGTAACTACGAGAGTTATTTTATCGAGCACGGACGCAGGATTGTTCGGCTGAAGCCGGTGCTGGCCGGATGGATCGATTATGCAGATCCCTATTTGGAGATTGATTCTGTTGATTTTCCGAAGAGGACCGGCGGCATCGAGATCCGTGCGTTTTTTGGGTGGGTTACTCCTCTGAATTCTTTCGATGAGTTCAATAACGTAGTGCCTGTGGATACAACGACGACCACTACTCTTAGGAGCGATTCTACCACGGTGGAACTGGCTTCTGTAGATAGCGTCAGACCTGGGAGCACGGTAGTTTTTGGCACGCTAGAAGATTCTGTTCCTGCGTTCGTTGCTGGGATAGACCGACCTAGTAAGCAGATCTCCATCGATCCGTTTGGGGATTATTTGCCAGAAGATCTGCCGGTGGGCACCAGGGCCAGAGTTTTTGGCGCGGTGCCTACAATGCTGTCCAGGGCGGCTGGCATATTGGCGTCTAGATATTTGGAGGATCTGTCCGGTTCGACGTCGTCTTCTTCGGCAGCTGGGTCTCCCGCGCTGGCGAGGAGGTTGATTATGGAGCGGAGCGAGGATTACACGTACCGTTTGGATTCTCCGTTGGGTGGTAGAGACACCAGCGATTCCGATTTTTCCACT